TTTTTACTTGGACAAAATTTAAAAGCATTTTGTTCTTTTAATGTAGTAGTACTTATTGTTTTTGTTGTGTGGGGACTACTTCAAGAAATTTATATAGAATATTTATATAATGATAAATTATGGGAATATTTACCTGGTAAATACAATCCTACTATTGTAACAACTGGGGAAGGTAAAAATAAAAAGAATTGGACTTTAATTCCTTATATAACTTGGTTAATTGCGCCTATTATATATTGGATAATAGTTACAAAAGTATTTCAACGTTCAGGTAGATGTACTATTTGAAATTCATAATCTAAATGAATAAAAAAATAATAAAATTGATGAAAATTAATAAAAATAATAGAATATATTATTATAAGTTACTTAAAAAAAAAATTAATAAATTAGTAAAATTATTAAATTTTATAAAATTAATAAAAATTAAATAAAATTAAATTGCTTATTAGTAAGTAAACAAATTCAATGAATAGTAATTTTAATTCAATGATAAATTCAATGACAAATGATATGACAAATTCAACAATAAATCCAATAAATAATTTTATTAATTTAGATAATAATGTAAATCCTCAAAGATACCAGTCTTTTCCAGAAGAAGAAGAGAAAAATAAACATAATATGAGTACACATCCAAGTGAAAAGAAAGATGATAATCAAATTTCAAGACATATATTTGCTATTGATTCTCGACAAAGAGATTATTCTGTTTTTCCAAATCCAAGTTCTTACAATATTAGTGTACCAGAAAAATATAAAAATGTTACATCAATAGAACTAAAAGCTGCTATGTTACCTCGTTCTGAGTATAATATTAATAGTACAAATAAATATTTAGATATATTAGTCGGTGATTATATAACAAATGTTGAAATAAGTAATTTAAGTCCTAATTTTAATTATAAAAATACCACATTCACAAACAAAAATAAAATAATATCGCGAGGAACATACAAATTAGAAATTGATTTACCACTTTTTACACCATCGATAAAAGCTGATATTGAAGTAGAAATTGATGTTTATGGTAAACTTGAAAAATTAACTATTATAAATTCCGGTGCTGGTTATTCTAGTTCTAAACCGCCAACTATTAAATTATTTGATATATATTTTACTGTAACAGTTGGAAAACAATACTATCCAACTTTAAGAGAGGGTCAATATACTATTGGTGGTAATCCCCAATATACTTTTATTGATTCTAGTAATCCCGCAAATAATGACGCTTTTCAATCTTGGGTACCAACAAATTTAATGGCAGAAGTTGAAAATAGTATATCTTATGAAGTTCTTAAAAATGCCGAAAATATTAATTTTACAAATATCTCTGATTTAACAAAATATTGTTATGGCAGAAAACCTTGGACTTCTTCTCCAATGTCTTCTTATGCAGATATTAATTCTACAAAAGATTATCCTCTATTATTTTCTACCCGCATTATGTCACAATATCCCAATATTGATACTTATGTTAATAATAATCGCGATAATCCAGATAATTATGAAACAAATGCTTGTAATTTTAATCGTGTTTACGCAAATAATTCATTAATTGTTCGCGTAAATGATTTAAATTTTGTAAGCGGCGGCCCAACTGTTTCAGACTTTTTAAGCGGAAATATTACATTTACCGATAAAAATGGATATACTTACAAAGTTATAGCATATGATACAATCAATGGTGAAGAAAATGAAAATGATTATATATTACATCTATCATTAGAAAATAGTCACGACACCAATATATTATCGCCAAATGAATATTGGCCTGGTATATCTGGGGGTGTATATTTAATTCAGGATGTTGAATATACATTAGATTTATATAATGCTCATTGGGAATTATTATTTGCAACTGGTTATAATCAAATATTAAATAGTGCAAGTTTATTTGGTTATGAAAAAACTAACTATTATAATCCTAAAAACATTAATACTATTCAAGTTTCACACATAACTGATAAAATTACCACTTTAATGCCCGCTGGTAAAACTTATTCTTCCGATAATGATTGGTATTTATTTGGTGACCCGGAATATGTTATATTATCATTTAGACCAAAATCTGGAACATCTAGTTTTGATAATTTAAATGAAAGAGTCGATTCTAATCAAGAATCTAATATTAATCGTGTATTTGCCTGTTTAATTTTTGATACTGTAAGTCCATCTGTTCTTCAAGATATAAGCAGTGGCCGTAGTATTAGTGGTTTCAATACAATTGGTTATAATAATTTGCGCAGTGATACATTTATTAATTATGATAATGAAAATAACGAAACTAAACAATTAACTGGAAATGTAGGAAATCAAAATGCAATATTTTTCCGACCTCCTGGACAATTACGCGCAATGAAGGGTGCCGATTTTGATCGCAAAATAGTTGAATTTCAACAACCAGTCGCACAAGTATATGAATTAAGTATTCGATTTTCTAAATTTACTAAAAATTCTAACTTTCAAACCGATTTAGAACTGTATGATTTTCACGGAAAGGAACATTTATTACTATTTGAAATTACTTGCGCTGATCCTAAAACTGGAAGACGTTTTTAAAGAAAACGAACTTTTTTGTTTTTAAAGAAAACGAACTTTTTTGTTTTTAAAGAAAACGAAACAGATTATTAAATTTTGGTGATTCTTCGCATAAATTTTCTAAAAGATAAGTATTATCATCATATTTTTCATAATTTTCAAATTTACCAATTGGTCTAATTTTTTTGGGTATAACCATATTTAAGTAATTATATTTTGAAGTTTTTATTAATTCATCTAATTCTTCAAAATATAATTTTAACTTATTCACTATTTCCTCCGCTAAATTTTTATATTCCTCATCCTCTATATTTATTATTCCAAATTCCTTTTCACTTGCCTCATCTGCATCAAATTTCATTTGATTAAATATTTGCACTATTTTACCCTTTTTTTTCCCCGTTGCCAACAAATAACAAATTAACTGCACTAAATCATACTCATTTCTTCTCACATTATGTATTCTCGTTCTTGTTTTTATTTCTAAAATCATATCGTCTTCTTTGTTACTCGCGTTACTCCCGTTACTCCCGTTACTCGCGTCATATCTACCACCTATTTTAGCATTTGGTGCGATGGTATAATAAAACATTTTAGTATTGCCTTTTGTATATTTTTCTTTATTTATAATATTAGTTTCTTGATTATTTCCATTATCTTTTTTAAGCGAATCCTGTGTAAATTCTTTTAACTGTTTTATATCTTTTTCTGTATATTCTTCATTTCTTTCAGTTTTAATTTTTTTAAAATCTTGTACTATCTTTTCTTCTATATTTGTAAAATCCTTTACATCAAATGTTTCCGGTAAATTATTCTTATATACTTCATTATGTAAATTACTATATTCTTCATTTGCTTCTAATGGTGCTATGCATTCATTATCAAGTAAATATTCTACTACATTTGATGGTGCGTGACGCGCCCAAGATATTAAAAGTAACTTTTCGCGGCTTTCATATGGATTTTTTCCGATCGCTGCTGCAACATTTGATATTTCAAGATACATAATTTTTCTTTTTTAAATTAGTATTTATTCTTTGCCTAAAATAACTTTAAGTAATTTTAAAATTTTAATAATAACTTGTTGTGGTGTTTTTTTATATTAAATATTATTTATTCTGGTTTAATTAAATATATAGCACCTTGTTGTGGTCCTAATGGTGGATCAGTACTAAATAATATGTGACCATCTTTATTATTTGTTAAACCAGTGGGCCTGAGTGTATATTTACTGGCATTTGATATTCCATATAGATAACCAGAGCTAAATGTTTCATTATATATAGCATCTTTTACTACTTTTCTATTTTTATCAAAAGAAACTATTCTATTACCAGAACTGAAAGTACGATTCCAACTTCCTTTCCAAGTAATAAATGTTGAATTTTCTATTCCTTTAGCTAATTTTTTAATACGTTTATCAGTTTTACCATCATAACATATATAACCTGGATTATTAGGATCATTATAATAATGTCTTAGTTGTACTGATGTACAATGAGCTGGGAATAATACATCTGCACCTGGTACAAATTTTTCTGAATCTCTAATTTGTTCAGTTGTATAAGGATTAACTCTCTCCTCTTCTGTTCCTTCACCTAATAATCTTCTTTCTAAGAAATTATTATTTTCAGGTATAAGTGTACCATTTTCTATTAATTCACGTCCATTTATCCATGCGTATGGATAACCATATTTTAACGATATACGATCCTCTTTAAGATCATAATATTGATCACCAGGATGATAATCAGTAAATACATCATTTGGTCCTAATGCTGGATCTTCAACACCATCTGGTTGTGGTAAGTTATCCATACCAGTATTTACACCTGTTAAATCACCATTTACATCTAATGCCATACCAAGTACATTACGTAAACCTTGTGCTCTTAAAGGTAATCTTGGGTAATCATAAGGTTCTATATCAGGATTTCTTAATTTATTTAATAATTGGTTATAAGATAATTTTCTAATTAAAGCCCAATCATCACTTGCATCCACATTTCCTGGAGAACCACACTGTATAAATACATCCGGTTCATCACTTTCACTAAAACATATTTCTCTTGTTGTATGCGAACTCTCTTCTCTTTGAATTGTTGTCGTACTACCTGCACTTATATTATTAACAATTATAATTGGTGGACCACAAGGTTGTAGTGCACGTTCTGGTGTTGAATCATCATAAGGATATGCTCTAAATTCATTTTGTGTTGTCGCAAAAATATATAATTGACCATCTATATAATGTGAAGCAAGACCATGATTTAAATCTTCATCTGTTCCTGTATCAGAAAGATATTGTAAATCATCAATAAGGATAACACCATCCTCTGGTAATAATGGTAAATTATTATTATTTGATCGAAATAATACAACACCTACTTGTTTTACTAAAGCTATAATATCATTGTGATTATTAATAATCAGTGAGCGTAATCTTGGAAGACCGTGAGCAAATATACTTATTTTCCACCCTTCTAATACATTTCTTGTTGTACCTGGGTTCAATACAAGTGGTCTTTGCAATGCTAATTCTAAACTAATTCTATATATACCACCTAATGCTGTTACTATAATACTATTATTATAATATGTTAAATTAGTTGCTAATCCTGGTATATAAAAAAATAGTGATTCACCAGTATTTAATATAAATAATTGAACACCTAATGCATCATTATTTGTTGCTACAATTAATACATCACCATAATTTACACCATTAATTGTTAAATCATTAATTATTTCTAAACCATCACCATTACGAGCTTCAATTGGATCTTGATTTTTAGGTATTGTAACAGTTCTTGGTAAATTACTAAATAATGTTGCATTTTCACCAAATGTTATATCACCATTATTTTCTATAATATCTATCATTAAAATTTCAGCTCTTTCAAAGGCAGTTACATATAGTTTATTTTCATTACTGTTATAGGCTATACCATTTGGACTATAACCACCTCCTAATTTAAATTCGGCTATTAAAGTAGCTGACTTATTATTTACTCTCAAACAATAAATAGTATTTATATTTATTGCTGTTGCAAATAATATTTCTTTATCACTGGGTCCCCAACATATATCATTTATCAATACATTAGGATTATCATCTTTATAAAATTCTGTAATATTACCATTAAAAGATATCAATGATATTCCAGCCGGTTGTGTTAAATTACCCGAAAGTGTATAATTTGTAGCTAAAAATTCATCATTAGTATATTCTAGTAATCCATTGAATGTACCATTAGTTATTAATACTGGTTCACTTTCTAAATTTAAATTTAAACTATATATACCATCATCTATTATTGTATAATATAATATACCATTTTTAACAAATAATCCCTCTGATAATGTTCCAGGTTCTAATGTTAATATATTTATGGTGTAATCATTTTCTCTAATTATATTATTATCTCTCCATCCATCGAATGATAAACCATTTAATTTACGCATACCAAAAGATAATACACCTTCATCACCTATTAATAAATCTAAGTTCATTGCAAATATATAATCACTTGGAAATTGTGGACTAGTTGGAATAAACACATACCATCCATCTAAATTAGATATATCTAGTCCATCTGCTAAAAATGGTCCAAAAATAATTTTAATTTGTTCTTCATCATAAACACTTTTTATAGCAGTATCTCCGTATAACCATCCCTCTGTTCCAGAACTAAATTGTGGTTCAGCGTCTAATGAATCTGGTTTATCTATCCAGGCATCAAAATTAGCATCTACAGGATTATTTAAATTAATAGGTATAGTTTGTCTAATATATAATCCTGGAATAGATGGATTATCAAATGAAAATTGATAAAATACTATTGCACCAGCATATGGGTGTTCTGGTCCGGGCGGAACTGGCGGAACAATGCCGCCAGGTAATAGTACTTTATTTAAAATATGAACTACTCCATTTGTTCCTGGTATATCTGCATATATTACTTCTCCTGTGGAACCTGGTGCTTTAAAATATACTTTTCCTGATTCTATTAATACTTCTAATTCTAATGTTCCAAGTGTTTTTACTTTTTGACCATTTTCTAATTCTGATGAAAACACTGAATTTTCTATTACATGACTTAATAATATATCATTTATTTGTTCCGATGATAATGTTGATATTATAGAATCTATTTCTTCAAATGCGGAATTAATAGGTGCTAATACTGTATATTTATTCATAATTGTTGGATTTTCAACTGGTTCAAATGTATTTTGAAAAAATTCTAATAAATTTAATTGTTCTACAACTGTTTTTAATATAGAAAGCTCATTTGATTCAGCTAACATTTGACTTAATAATTGTGGAGAATTTGGAATAATAAATGGATTTAAATTATTAGAACTATCACCGTGATATAATTTATCATTATTTACTTTATTTGGCATAAACCATTTTGTTTCTGAAAGTTCAAAACTATGCGAACCTTGTGGACTAGTATCACTATTTTGATTAGATAATTCTTCTGATAAATACAATGGATAATATCCCTCTTTTGATTGACCTACTGTTGTTTCTCCAATTGCTTTTGCTTGTTCAGTAGCTATAAACTCAGCAGTTTTATCTGCAATTTCTTGTGCTTTTTCGGGGTTATTTGAAGTCGCGGTAGCAGTTGCGGTTCCACTTGTTTCATATTCTTGACCTAATATATTGGTAACTACGGTAACTTTTGATTCACTACTCATTTTTAATTTATGTATATATAAAAAAATTTAAAAAAAATTAATAAAAATGAAAACAAAAATTTAATAAAAAATAATTAAAAAAAATAAAAAAAAAATAAAAAAAAAATAAAATAATAAATAAATAGAAAAAGATGCTACCAAAAATGACTATGCAATTTTCCTCTTGCCTTTTCTTTGTTTTACTTTTACTTTCACTTTCTTTAAGTATTACAAATGTTTCCGATGAAAATAAAACTAATAAAACTATGCCCATCTCGGTTCTAATTGTCAACTCCATTGTTATTGCTTTAATTGTTTTACAAACACTAGGCATTAACCTAAACATCAATATGCCACAGTTCGGCGTTATTGTTTTCTTATTGGTTCTAATTCTTTCTTTCATTCTATCCCTCCAAAATGTAACCGATGACGATCAAGAAAATAAATCTTTCTCGATTATTGTTCTAATTATTACCATTATTGTACTACTAATGATGGGTTATAGATTTTTAAATAAAAACTTGGCTTAAATCAGTGTCTTAATCGGACTTATTAATTGCTTAATCCGTGGTGCTTTAATCAGAATGCTTAATCAGAGTACCATTTAGGTTTTTCTCTTTTTGTCCATTTACAAAATGAACTTTTATAAATAATGTAATATTGTCTATAAGCTAATACTACATTGTCATTTTTGACATCATCTGGCATTGCCATTGCAAATTTAGTTATATTACCAGTTGGTATTAGCTTTGGAACATTATTAAAATAATTTAAAAATCTTTTTTCACAAGAATGAACTTTATTATATCTATACGTATATTCTTTACATAATTCACGAAATAAAATATACGTCCAGATATAATTACCTCTTGATTGTCTTATCCAAATTGTACAGGGATGATTTGCAAATGCTTTTGTTCTTTTATATAATACAGTTTCATCTATATCCTCTTCTTCTGAACATAAATAATGTGTTACACTTAACATTTGCGCTGTTTCCAATATCATTTTTACAACGTGTTTATCATTATGATACTTTGCGCATAAATATGGACACAATGATAATATAAATATATTCATTAAAATACACAAAAATTTACAATTTACTAGTGAATGATATTTTAATAATAGTAAAATTTCAATGAATATATTATATTTTGTAATTATTTTGTTTAAGTACTATTTTTAATTAAATTTTATTTTTTAAGTGCAAAAACTAACGGTAATAAATCAAGAATTATTAGCTAATAATATGATTGTTGTGGCGCAGGAGTGGGTTCGGGTTCAGCTCCAGGTAATAATACTTTATTTAAAATATGAACTACTCCATTTGTTCCTGGTATATCTGCATATATTACTTCTCCTGTGGAACCTGGTGCTTTAAAATATACTTTTCCTGATTCT